ACGGGGATTCGACCGGCGCAAATCAAGGCGTCCTTGTTCGTGATGATGCGATCGACGATCATTAACCCGACATTTTCGAGTCAGACCAAGACGGAGTGTACATCAAAGGTGACTACCGAGTACGACTTCAAGCCCAAGTTTATCAAGGACGTACTGGCGTCCGGTGTCGGTGACGAGCTGACGGCGCTCGCAGTCTCCAAGACGGAGAAGGAGCTCAAAAAGACGGATGGTGCCAAGAAGAACAAGATTACGGGCGTGCCAAAGTTGGATGACGCCAACTGGGCTGGAACGGCAAAGAGTCACGATTGCACACTCATCGTGACTGAGGGTGACTCAGCCAAGACGCTCGCGGTCGCTGGGCTGAGCGTAGTAGGACGCAACGCATACGGCGTCTTCCCGCTCCGGGGGAAACCTCGGAACGTTCGGGATGCTAGCGTAAAACAGCTCACCGAGAATGAGGAGTTTTCGAATCTCAAAAAGATTTTGGGACTTCAGCATGGAAAGGTGTATACTTCTCTCCGAGAACTTCGATACGGTCGTTTGATGATCATGACGGACGCTGACCTGGACGGGAGTCACATCAAGGGTCTGGTCCTGAACATGATTCACCACTTTTGGCCGAGCCTTCTCGATCTGGGTTTCCTGGTGGCGATGGTGACCCCTGTGATCAAGGCGGGCAAGGAGTGGTTCTTCACGGAGGAGGCGTTCCGTGCACGTGCAGGTCGGTCTGGAGACGTCAAGTACTACAAGGGTCTTGGAACATCCACGTCAGCAGAGGCGAAGGAGTACTTCAAGATGATTGATCGTCTGACTGTGAAGTTTACACCGGATGCCCGAACAGGTGAATCGATGACGCTCGCCTTTTCCAAAGCCATGGCGGATGCGCGAAAGGGATGGCTCGTAGAACATATGGCGACTACACCACCGGGTGTCGATTACGGAAACGTGAAAGCTCTCACAGTGACTGATTTCGTCCACAAGGACTTGGCAAACTTTTCAGTCGAGGACATCAAGCGGTCGATTCCACACGTCGCAGACGGACTCAAGCCGAGTCAACGCAAAGTGATTTACGCATGTCTGAAGCGAAACCTGATCAAGGATGCCAAGGTGGCACAGCTGAGCGGGTACGTCGCCGAACACACGGCGTACCACCACGGTGAGGCGTCGCTCCAGGGGACGATCATCGGATTGGCGCAGACGTTCGTCGGATCGAACAACGTCAACTTGCTCGAGCCGAGCGGTCAGTTTGGAACACGTCTGATGGGTGGCAAGGATGCTGCGAGCCCTCGTTACATCTTCACGCGACTGGCTGAAAAGACGCGTCGGATCTTCGACCAGCGTGATGACCCGGTACTCAAGTACGTTTCGGAGGATGGTCAGAACGTCGAGCCGACGTACTACTTGCCCATCGTGCCGATGGTACTCATCAACGGCGCCGAGGGTATCGGGACTGGATTTTCGTCGTACGTTCCGCCGTACGATCCCAAGGTGGTGACGAAGAACATTCAGCACGTGCTTCGTGGCGAGGCGATGGAGGCGATGAAGCCACACTTTCGAGGATTCACGGGCACAACGGAAAAGACGGGCGACCACACATGGACTCTGACGGGGACGTTTGAGCGTCAGGGGTCACGCATTCACGTGACTGAGCTGCCTCCAGGCAAGTGGATACAGGACTACAAGGAGTTTTTGGATGGGCTCGAGGTCAAGTACGAGAATCATTCGACTGAGAACAAGGCGGACTTTTTTGTCTGGACAGAAATCAACGACCACAAGCAGCTAGGGTTGGTCAAGACGATCCACACGAGCAATATGTACCTCATCGGGCAGAACGGTGCCGTGAAAAAGTATGCGAGTCCAGAGGAGATTTTGGTCGACTACCTCGAGATGCGTATGTCATTGTACAAGACACGCAAGTCGTACCTGGTCAAGGAGCTCAAGCGTCAGGTGAATGAAAATACGATCCGGGCGCGTTTCATCACCGAGGTGGCACACGGGCGTCTCGAGATTTTCCGACGCACCCGATCGGACATCGAAGCAGACATGACGCGTCTTGGATTTCCACACGAGCTGCTGGTTTCAGTCAGAACGTACCAGTACACAGCGGAGGAAATCAACAAGGCACTGACGACCGTGTCGACCCTCCAGAGCGAACTTGCGACGCTCGAGGCGACGACCGTGTCGAACCTGTGGAAACAAGATCTTGAGTCTTTGTAGAGAGGATGGAGGTTGATGAAATTATCAGTAGTTTCGTACCCCCTGGTTCAGTACCAGATCAGGTGCTGAACAGACTTCGTGCAGTTGCCAGTGACGTGATTGCGCGCGCAGGTGCAAAAGTCAATGACGTGGTTTCAAAGCTCGAGTCGAGTCCACCGACGTATATACAATATACGTCGTTTGATCAGGTTTCTGAGTTGTTCAAAAATGCTTTAAGTGCAGTTGTGTCCCGACCGGTCCCACCCACGCCTCCGCCGGTCCCACCCACGCCTTTGCCGCCGGTCCCACCCGACAGTTCGAGTTTAACAGTGACTGGTTTTTATGGACCTTCACTCACACCGAACGTTCTCGCTGTTTACATCACACAAAATGCGCCGATTCTTTCGGGAATGTCGATTACAGGTCTGGTTGGGATTGAGGGTCGCGTCTACGTCGAAGCGTACACGTCCAATGTTTACGGCGACGTTGTGATCAATCCAGGACCACCGTCTATTTCTTTTCCTTACGTGTCTCTCGCAACTGCGTATATCGAAGGATCTGGTACGATTCCAGTCGCACCGAGTTCTCTGCTTCAACTGACGTTTGGGTTTGAAAAAATCAAAGACCGTTCGACGGCTCGCGGGTTTCGAGGACCTCTCGTCACCGGGAACACGTTCAGCGTGTACATCGTCGAAGAATTCACGGGTCCTACCCCCGATAAAGACTGGAAGTTGATGGGTCTGAGCGATCCTTCTGTACTTCTCGTCGACGTTGCTGGAAATGTCACTGTACTCGAAACCATGTCCAAGAAGGGTGTTTCGAACACGCTCGTAGGAAGCGTCACGAAACAATACGAGTATGTGTACGAATTGATAGTTACTGTTGATCAGGACCAAGTGTTGCCTGTTCCCGGTACTATCGTACCGTTGGCTTTTCTTCGACCAAGATCGAAGATTGAAAGCAAATACTATTCATTGTATGACCCCAAAATGTTCAATGCAGATGACATAAAGGGACAAGCAGCAGAATTACGCGACCTCAACTCGAATGTGTGGACTGACGCCCCTGCTCCACGCGAAGCCTATATCGAAATGAGCGGGCGTGGTTTCGGAACAGGTGCGCTGACTGCAATCGCAGCTATTGGTGCACAGGAAAAGTTCATGTACGGAGGTGAGTCGTTGTGGATACCTCAAATCAAACAGCACACACCATTCGTCCAGACACAACGACTTTTAAACCCACTCGAAACGACAAGTGGATTTCTCGATTCGTCGACGACTTATTCGATGAATCTGTTTCCACGAGAGTCGGGAGACTTACTTTCGAACATGTACCTGTCTGTTTCACTTCCAGAACTTTCTAACCAGTATTCATACTGTGAGTTGACCGGTCGCGCCATTATCAAAAAAGTGGAATTTTTGCTCGACGGTCGAGTCATCGAATCAATTACAGACGATTGGTACATCATCCGCGATCAGATTTTCCTGGATGCGGATGAAAAACTCGCCATGTACCAAGCTATAAGCAGGGGTCAGGCTGAGTCGAACGTCGTTTCAGGATCGACCCAACTAGACATGTTGATTCCACTCGATTTCTTCTTCTGCCGGCGACAGAGTCACTCGAAAAAAGGACGGGAACGACTTGAAAAACCATTTTTTCCTTTGTGTGCAGTTTTGCAACAAATCGTCACTGTTCGTTTCACGTTCAATGACGTGTCATGGATCACAAATGCTCCGACGGATGTCAATGGGAATAGGGTCGACCTGATCAACCCGCGAATTCTCGTTGAGGAAATTACGCTGACACCAGAAGAAAGAATGTACTATCAATCCAAACCTCTTTCGTACAAGATCAGTCGTGTTTGGGCCGAGGCTGGTCTGCCGTACAACAACGGCAAGGCGATTGTGAATTTTACGTCCAAGTATCCGGTGAGTATGCTTTCATGGTTCGTCAGAAACAAATTGTACGAGTCAACAGACCCTGAATATTACAACGCACGATATCAATACGGGTACAGCACGAACTTCGTAGAGGCTGCTGTACCTGTACAGTTTTTCAATGGCGTTAAAATCAACTTCCTCGATGCAATCAAGTATGGAACAATCTACTTGAATAACCAAAACATTCTTTCAGACTTTCCGGGCGCATTGTACTATAGCTACAAGCAGCCTATGGATCACGGTATGTCGGTCCCTACAAAGAACATTTACATGTACTGCTTTGCAGATTATCCTAGAGAGTACAATCACGATGGCAGTGTTGACTTTTCCAAGTTGAATTCAAACACGTCACATCTCGATCTCGCGTTCGAACAAAACACAGCACCTCAAATCACTCAGGATTACACTCTATACCTGTACTACTACGGTCACGTAGAGCTCAAGTTTCAGAATGGAGGTGCCTTTGTTACACAAGACTTATTGTAATGTATCCCGACCCAGCGTTGAGTCCGAGATCTTGGACGTCCGTGACCTGGTCCGCCGCGTAGCACGTCGCACCCTGTAAACCGTTACCAGGGCTTCCTGTGTAGCCACCTCCCCCAGCTACACCGAAAGCCGCCCCGTAAATTGTCGCACCCGTCAAAACAAACGGTCCAACTGCATTCGCTATAACAACGACCGCCTTAAGACCGACAACCTTAACAATTGCATTTGGATCTCCATTATTGTTTGTTGGATTGTAAAAATCTCCCGATGCTGTTTGAACACCCGAAATGATTACAAAATACCCTTCAGGAAGTCCGTTGATCACGTCGGTCTCAATCGCATAAATGTTGGAACCAGGTATGAGAGGATATGGACCCTGATTACTGATGCTGATGATGTTTGACACGAGGTTCACAGGGCATTGTCCACCGCCGAATCCGCCTTCGGCGACAGGCGCTGCAGGAGGTGGTGGAATTCCAGGTTGCGGGTTATAATTTCCACCGTACACATATTGATTCCCGTAACCTTCTGCTGCGATCGCTTTCGGCAACAAAAATGGGAACGTCAGGTCTGGATATTGTCCATTCGTAAAGTACCCTGCACCTGCAACACCAAACCCTGTACCTCCACCCTGACCGTCACCATACGGTTGAAACACACCGTCTTGTGGCGTAGCTGGTACTGTCGTTCCTGCATTCGGGTAAGTAACAAGTCCAGCGACTGATGTTGCAAATTGAAATACAGTGTCGGACACAACCTCAATCTGGTACGAACCGTCGAATATTGTTCCACCTGTGATTGTCACGTAAAGACCAGTTGAGAAACCATGCGGTGCTAGAGTTGTCACTTGTGCGCCGGTTCCATTTCCACCGATGCCTGCGTTTGTAACAGGTCCACGGGGGCAGAAAGACCCACCGTCTCCACCTGCGACTACGAGGATAGGTACATTTGCATCCGTGCTTACGGAAGAGCACCCACCGCCTCCGTTTGTCACGTTGTCTGCGGTCAATG